GTCACATGTTCTACGGGGACAATCAAGTCGTCCCCGTAGACACGCACCGAGCCAAGAAAGGACTCAACGTCTTTCTTGGTCAGCGGTTTGTTGAGCGACTGCTGAATCCCTAAGAAGATCAAGGTCGTAAAGACCATGGCTTCAACGGGAAAACAGAGTGCTGAACCCATAGACGCGTACTTGGCTAGACGAATAACGCCATAGCCAGGTACGTCAGCCCTTCGGGAGCGTGTTGCATCAAAAGCCTCTTGCAATGAAGGCCAATGAGACAGCATCTCTCTAACGAGCTGATTGGAGACACGGTCGGAGGCTTCACTCAAATCGAGTGTCGCAGTTCTCTTATCAAGAGAACCTTCTTGGGCCATGGTCTGGTTAGGACCCTGGTCATCGAAGCCGATAAGCTTACGAAGGAGGTTATCCCTGTTGTAAGCTACAAGGAAGCTTCGGAGCAAAGCCTGCTGCATGTATTGCATGCAGGTTGGCTCTACAGCGATTATCCTTGGTGTCTTCAATGTTTTAGGGACTGTGATGACCCTTACGGGCATCTCATCCCCAGGTTCGAGGACAGTCACCTTATCCAAACTATCGGAAAACCGAGCATTTGGAATAAGGTACTTGTCTAGCGGAAACACGCTAGATAGTCTTGTCGTCCAGGTTTGCTGATTGAACTTACCATTACTGGTAAGACGATCAGCAGTAGCACCTGGACCATGTTTAGGAAGAAGCTCTCCATAATGGACATCTCTATCCATTTGTTGGAAAACCTCTCTAAACAAGAGATTCGACATATTACGGAAATCAGTCAAATCGTTTCGACTGACTTCACTGTCGAACTGACGGACGTCCTGCTCACACTCGATATATCCCTTCATCGCTTTCCGAACTCTTGCATCACTGCAAGGCAGGGAAATCTTACCAAAGGACAGTGTTAACTGTCGGATGGCGAAGATAGCGTCGATGGAAGGATCATCGAGCAACAAACCACTTCTCCGGTCGAACACACGGTTGAAGAAACCTCCTAAAAATAGGGGGAGACTTCCCCTTCCATTAGAAAAGGAAGGGTTGATACCGACCTGTCCTTGGTCAAGCCACTTTTGGGTGGATTTTCCAAGTTCAGGTAAGACTATCGTAAGAAACGATAGTCCCTCATGTTCGAACCGCCTTCTGACCGTATTAATGTCAGAAGTGGCGCTAGTGCAGCATAGAATGGCAAGTTCATCTGCCATTCTGATCCAGAGTGACATAAGGCTTTTCAAAGTCCCTCCTCATAGAGGTTAACTTTCCATAGCAATATGTCATT